TGAAGCTGGCACGAGAAGAGATTGTCAATCATCTGGCCGATGAGCGCCGATGAAACGAATTATCAATCTCCTTCAAAGCGAGCGCCGCCCTGTAGGTGAGCGAGGCTTTATCAAGCTGGCAATAGCAGTTGTGTTGTTCCTGTTTGCTCTGGAGATACTTAAAGGATAGATGTGAGAGCGCCTGAATCCATAAGACTAATAATCGGCTGGGACGACAGGGAGGCAGTCGGCGGGCATGTCTTCCTTCAAAGCGTCATCAACCAATCCTCCATGCCAGTAGAGACCATCGTTCTGACCCCCAAGCTCCTCGAGAGGCTTGGGGTGGGAACAGACGGAACCAACGCTTTCTCAAAGGCCAGGTTCCTGACCCCGTACCTATGCGGGTTCGGGGGGCGCGCAATCTTCGCTGATGGTGCGGACATGCTCTGCAATGCGGATCTTGCCGAACTGTGGGGGCTTAGGGACTTCTATTCAGCGGTCCAGGTTGTGAAGCACGACTACACCCCGAGAAATAGGAAGAAGTATGTGGGGACTGACATGGAATCCGCTAACGAGCCATACCCCAGAAAGCAGTGGTCTAGCCTGGTTCTGTGGAATTGCGGATACATGGGGCACAGACAACTAACGCCTGCCTTTGTAGAGGGGGCTTCGGGAAGTTTCCTTCACCGTTTTAGTTGGCTTCCTGATGATCGAATCGGGGAACTGCCCAAGGAATGGAACTGGCTGGTGGATGAGGATAACCAGGCCGAGAAGCCCAAGATCATCCACTGGACCAACGGGCTACCTGGATTCAGGCAGTACGAAGGGGCCTCTTACTCAGACACATGGAAGCAGGCATGGGGCGATATGAACCGTGGACTGCAGTACCAGCTTTCTATTTCCAGGGACAAGTGAGCATAGACGAGATAGACGACCGCCTGAAGGAATGGGCCTTCTATTTCAGGGACCGCAGACGGCTTTCCAGTTGTGGAAGCGCGGAGCGACTTTACAGACCGCATTCAGAAGACTACGCGAACGAAGGATGGGGAGACCCGCCAGCAAGCCCGAAGGCTCCACAAAGGCGAAGCATACTGAGAGCTATTCAGGTCAACGACGCTCTAGTGCAGCTCCCGCTGGTAAACCGCTGGGCGCTTACCTACGGCTTTGCATACGCGCACTTGCCAAGGTTCATCGTTCTACGCTGCATGAAGAAGTACGCCAAGAAGAAACTGACGTGGCAGGAGTTCCTGGACGCCGTGGAGTTAGGAAAGGTCAGGCTGTGGAGGGTGATGAGTGACTAGGAGAAACAGTTGATTTTTCTAGATTGGCTATATGACCAATACCTTTGCGTCTTGGTGGCTTACAACTACTGGGAGCGTAAGCATGGAGCAAAGCCAGACGAGTGGTATTGGGCAGATGTTGAGTTAATGAAGCGCCACCCTAAAGGCGGCATGTGGTGCTGGAAGCCTAAGTGGTGGCTGTGATGGACGCCGCGTACCTAATCGCCTTTGAGAAACGTGTTGCAGAAGCCTTTGAGCGCGGCGAGATCAAGGGACCCATTCACCTGTCTGGTGGCAATGAAGAATTGCTTATCGGCCACTTCAAGCACATTAAGCGCGAGGACTGGGTTTTCTGCACCTACAGGAATCACTATCACGCGCTACTGCATGGGCTGGATCGTGAATGGCTCTTTGAGCAGATCAAGGCCGGCAGGAGCATGAACATCACGGCGCCCAAGTTTTTCACCTCGGCCATTGTTGGGGGAATCCTACCCATCGCTGTAGGTGTAGCTGAAGCCCTTAAACGCAAAGGCTTGAGCGAGCGAGTCTGGTGCTTTATTGGGGATATGGCCTCGACTACAGGCGCCTTTCACGAAGCGAGGAAGTACGCCGAAGGGAAAGACCTCCCCATCAGGTTCATCATCGAGGACAACGGTCTGTCTTGTGACACCCCGACCGATGACACCTGGGGCATGGCTGGCACAGTGAAGGTTAGCCAATACCGATACGAGAGAAATCACCCGCATGTTGGCACAGGCAAGTTTGTACAGTTCTGAGCTCACTAGGGCTATGGGGATGCTGGCCGAGCACCCCAAGACGCTATTTGTGGGCCAGTCCGTTGCTTACGGTGGGCAGAGGGCGCATAGCACCTTTTCATTGGTGCCGATGGACAAGCGGCTCGAGATGCCCATTTGCGAGGACTTCACCATCGGGTTCTGTACTGGTATGGCTCTTGAGGGCTACATCCCGGTCTGCTTCATCCCGAGATGGGACTTTCTGCTGATTGCCGCCAATCAGATCGTGAACCACTTGGACAAGGTTCTTTTGTTCAGCGACTTCAGGCCCAAGGTGATTATTCGTACTGCGGTTGGCACCGACAAACCACTCAACCCAGGCCATCAACATACGCAGAACCATACCGCCGCATTCAGGCACATGCTCAAGACGATTCGGGTTTTTGAAATGAACGATGCAGACTGCATCTATCGGAGCTACGAGCATGCACTGAACGGCGACCGACCCACGATTCTTGTTGAACACATGAGTGAATACTAATGCGCGTCATTGTAACGGGTAGCTGCGGCTACAAAGGTTCGGTCCTAGTTCCCAAGCTAATTGCCGCTGGGCACGAGGTAACCGGCATTGATACGTGCTGGTTCTCCACCAACATGCCGAAGTCTTGCGCCCTGACCATCGGGGACATCAGGGATATCACAAGTCTCCCAGAGGCTGACGCAATCATCCACCTTGCCGGCATCGCCAATGATCCATGTGGAGAGCTGGACGGGAGACTTACTTGGGAGGTTAACGTCTGGGCCACGATGAGACTGGCCGAGATGTCTATAGCCGCCGGTATCAAACAGTTCATTTTCGCATCCTCTGCAAGCGTCTACGGTCTGAAGGACAACAAGCCGGTAATAGAGACCGACACCATGGCTCCAGTGTCTGACTACAACAAGACCAAGCAAGCCGCGGAGAGGGTGCTTCTTTCTTACGCAGACCAGATGGCGATTCAACTGGTAAGGCCGGCAACTGTCTGCGGGCTTTCTCCCAGGATGCGACTGGATACGATGGTCAACATGCTCACGGTACAGGCGCTTGAGAAGGGGGAGATTACCGCCCACTGTGGAGAGCATGGCGGGAGTCTGATGAGGCCCAACACGCATATCGAGGATGTGACGGACCTTTACCTGTTCATGCTTCAGCACCCTGAGTTGACCGGAGCCTATAACGCGGGCTTCGAGAACATCTCCGCTATGGAGACCGCAGAGATCATCGCCTCCATCATTCCCGCCAAGATCCACATTACCAAGGTGAAGGATAAGAGGTCATATGCGGTGAGTTCTCAGAAGCTTCTCAGAGCTGGCTTTAAGCCCAAGTGGACAGTCAGGAATGCCATTGAACAGATCGCTAAGGCATACGCTGGTGGTCATCTTAAGCCAGACGAAACCATGACGAACCTTGCATGGATGCGTAAGAACGGATGGGTCAGTGAAACTCGCTAAGGCAATCAGTAAGGCAAAGAGGGTCTATATCTGCGGCAACGGCGGATCGGCTGCCAATGCCTTGCACTTTGCCAACGACCTTATCTCATGCGGAATCAGGGCACATGCTCTAACCGGAGATGTGTCCACGCTAACGTGCATTGCGAACGACGATGACTACACCCAGATCTTTGCCAAGCAGATTAGGGCGTTTGCGGAGCCGGGTGATCTTGTACTCGTTCTATCTGGGTCTGGCCGCTCACCTAACATTCTGGCTGCTCTTGCTGCTGCTAGGGATGTTGGCGCGAGGTCTTGGGCTCTTGTTGGGGACTACAGGGAGACAGAAGCGGAAAAGATAGCCGACCACACCACCAAGTACGGCAAGGACATGCAGGAAGCGGAGGAGAAGCAACTATATCTGGCCCACAAGGTAATGAGATGGCTGAAAAGTTCCTCGTTGTCGGAGCCTCAAGTTTCTATGGCTCCAACTTCTGCGAATACCTAGTCTCTAAAGGTGCAGAGGTGTTTAAGGCATCCCTGCGGGATTGGGTGCCGGGGAGACTATTGGACTGTGAGCCTGACTACGTTGTGAACTTCGCCGCGGCTAATCTTGTGGCTGAGTCTTGGGACAAGCCAATCGAGTACGTGGAGTGCAACGTAAGGGAGCACACCAAGCTATTCCAGGTGTTGTGCGAGTACAAGAAGCTGAAGAAGTATGTCCATGTGTCCACCCCTGAGGTATATGGGACCACTGATGGATGGGTGGATGAGACCTACGCCACTTGGAAGCCGAGTACCCCTTATGCGGTGACTCGAGCGGCCGGCGACATGATGGCGATGGCCTACCACAAAGCCTTCAAGCTACCGCTGGTCATTACCAGGACCGCAAACATCTACGGGCCTAAACAGCCAGATCACAGGCTTATCCCGTTCGTCATCAAGACGCTGAGAGATGGCGGAACCGTACCGCTACATGGTGGGGGGATCACAGTCAGGTGCTTTATTCACGTCAAGGATGCGTGTGCTGCCACGTACTTAGCAGCCATCCACGGTTCTCCTGGGCAGACCTATCACATATCTAGCACCCAGCCTGTAGCAGTAGCTAACGTGGTGCATAGGCTGTGCGACATCCTCAACAAGCGATTCCAGGGCCATATCCAGAGCGCCCCCGAAAGGCCAGGTAAAGACCAGACCTACCTGCTTAAGAGCGACCGGATGAGAACGATGGGATGGAGGGAAACGATCACCCTAGACAGAGGACTACAGCAATGCGTGTCTGCAGCTTGAGCATGAAAGAGGCCGAGGAGTTTCTGAAGGAGCACGGAAGGGCATACAAGGAACCATCCGAACCCCTATGCGCCATTGGTGTGAGCGATGAGGAAGGTATCCACGGAGCCGCGATCCTAGGGCGTATAGACCGCGAGAGGGGCTGTCTGGCCCATATCTACTGCGATGGTGCCTCTCAAGGATACAGCCTGCTCTATGGGGCATGTTGGCGAGCTTTAAAGGCTCTGGGATACGACTTTGGGAAGCTGTGATCGTTCTTGCGAATGGCTGTTTTGATCCGCTGCATTACGGGCATTTGCAATATCTGAAGGCTGCTAAGGCGCTAGGTGGATGGCTGATCGTTTCAGTTACTCGGGATCACAAGGTCAACAAAGGGCCGGGAAGGCCGATCTTTGGCGAGCAGGAAAGAGCCGAGATGGTCAGGTCTTTAAGGTGCGTGGACAGCGTAATCCTAGTAAACCATGCGGTAGAGGCCATAACGCTGCTCAAGCCGGACATCTACGTGAAGGGCTCGGAATATGAGGGCAAGCTACCAGAGCAGGGCCTTGTTGAGTTCTATGGCGGAAGGGTTGTCTTCACGAAGACGCCTGTCTACTCGTCTACCAAGCTCATTACTGGAGGATATTTCCAGGCTCAAAGTCCTGGTCCTGGGTGATGCGATCATTGACGAGTATGTGTACGTCAAGCCCTTGGGTAAGTCTGCCAAGGAGAATATCGTCACCAATCAGATTCTGAGAACTGAGTCCTTCCGTGGTGGTGTATTCGCCGCGGCAGAGCACCTTAAGACCTTCTGTCGGTCCGTGGACGTATGGCGAGGCCCAAGTACCACTTGCAAGCGCAGGTTTGTGGAGAGTGTCTTCCTAAGGAAGCTATTTGAGGTCCATGAGGAGCGCGGTAAGCAATACGACCAAATCCCAGATCTGCAGTCCTATGATTTGGTGGTGGTGACGGATTTTGGGCACGGAGCTGTCAACCAAGACCTGATTGGTGCGCTGCAGAACAAGGCGAAGTTCCTGGCGGTAAATGCTCAGACCAATTCAGCCAATCACGGCTTCAACCTCATCACCAAGTACCAAAGGGCCAATTACGTGGTCCTGGACGAACTCGAGGCCAGGCTGGCAGCCCATGACCGCGACTCACCAATAGAGAAAGTCATTGAGAAACTAGAATTTAGCCGCATCGTGGTCACGCTAGGGCATAACGGCGCAATTGGGTATCAGGAAGGCGAGTTCCACAGGTCTAAGAGCCTGACAGACCGTGTGCTGGACACGATGGGCGCTGGAGATGCGTTTTTCTGCGTCACCGCACCATTTGCGGCTGTGGGTGCTGACATGCCCACGATCCTCGAGGTTGGGAATGCTGCCGGGGCCATTAAATGCGGGTCTGTTGGCCAGTCTGCGGTTACCAAGGACAGGCTGCTGAAAAAAATAGTTGACAGCCACTAGGGCTTGTAGTATGGTCTGGTCTGTACCACTATATCCGGCGTATGCCGAGCGTCCATCCCCACTGGGAGGACGACCATTCCCTGGCCCAGCCCAGAGAGAGCTGAACACCTATCTCGCTGACAGCGGCTCAAATCCCTGCGAGCTGGGCCGCCACATTCGGAGAGTGAGATAGACACCATCGAGAAGCACTCGAGGCTGCCGCGCAAGTACGACCAGACTGAGCCGGCCAAGGTGGAGAGGAAGCCACTCAAGCCCGATGCTTTGCATAAGTTGTCCGGTGAGGATCCCAAGAAGATCCTGCTCAGGTATCTCTCAAAAGAGAGAACTCAGGACATTGCCGAGTCCTACGGCATCACCAGCCAAGCCCTAAGCCAATGGCTTATCAGGAACGCCGAGGAGGACTGGAAGGAAGCCCAGGTAGCCAGAGCGATTGCAAGGAAGGAAGAGGCTGAGGACAACCTAGAGGCCGCTACAAACCCGCTGGACCTGGCAAAGGCCCGAGAGCTCCTAAAAGCTGCCCAATGGGATCTGGAGCGTGTTTGCAAGCGCATTTACGGTGAAGACAAGGCACAAAACCTAGACCCGGCGTTCCTGCCGAGATTGGTGATCCTGGTAGCAAAGCATGAAGGAATAACCCTAGAACATGAGTCGTCCTGACGGAGCAATGACAAAAGCAATAAAGCTCAATGCGATAACGCAACGCATAGACAGTGTTACTAAGATCCCAGATGGGAGAATGACCGCGACCTTACCGGCCCCCAAGTCGGTGAAGATCGAGTTGACGGGGCGCTGCAATTACCGATGTGGATTCTGTGCCTTGAGGATGCGTGAGGAACAGCCCAAGTTCGACATGGACATGGCCTTCTTCAGGCGTGTTGCAGATGAGATGCGAGCTGCTGGCGTGGAAGAGTTGGGATTGTTCTTTCTAGGAGAGTCATTTAGCGCCTTTGACAAGCTCCTAACGGCCTGCAGGTATGCAAAGCATGTTTGCAAGTTCCCCTATGTGTTCCTGACCACGAATGGATCTTTGGCGGCGCCTGGGAGATTGCGCCATCTGTTCGAGGCCGGGCTGGACAGTCTCAAGTTCAGTGTCAACTTTGCTGGCAAAGAGCAGTTTGCCGAGATTTGCGGAGTCAAGCCAAGCCTGTACGAGGTGGCCCTAGCCAACCTGAAGGCAGCTCGAGAAGTTAGGGACGAGGTAGAAGCCAAGACCGGCCACAGGTGCGGGATTTACGCCAGTTCGATCATGTACGACGGCGAGCAGCAGGAGAAGATGAACAAGCTCCTGGCTGACCATGTCCTGCCCTACGTAGACGAGCACTACTGGCTACCACTGTACTCGATGGGAAGCTTTGCCACGCAAAGAGAAGAGGAACTAGGCTACAGACCCATCGCCGGCAACCAGGGACGCATAGGAGCCCTCAGAGACCCACTACCGTGCTGGTCCGCTTTCACCGAAGGCCACATCACCTCTAGCGGTAAGCTATCGGCCTGTTGCTTCGATGCCTCCGGAGATTGGGAAATGGCCGACCTGAACAACACACACTTCATGCAAGGCTGGAATAGCCCCAAGTTCCAAGAACTCAGAACAGCACACCTCGCCAAGAACGTACAAGGAACAATCTGCGAGAACTGCGTCGCCTACAACTAAACCAAGGCCTAACACCACAAACCCCAGCGGCTCAGAAAGGGATGGGAAGACCCACCAACGCCTATGTTGAGGACGCCCGCGCGCGAGCTCGAAGCGGTTGTCCAGGTGTCCGGGATCAGTGCTGGGAGTGCGCTGCAGCATCATGGTGTCTGTGGTGGTGCCGAGTTATACACAGGATAAGTGATTGATTCGATGGTATGTGCAATCGCACATCAATCATTATGCATTACGTTAAATCGCAAGTCATTGATTCTTCGTGGCCTTATGGGATCTCGACATGGGGGGTATCCCTGTGCTGTAGGGCAAGGGCCGGGAGGGTGCATTGGGAGTATTAGCCCCCAGACATCTTTTCGTTCTGGCCGTTAGGTTGGGACTCCAGGGAAGTTAACGCGAGAGGTATAGATATGCCGAAGGGAATTGGGTATGGGAGTGGTAGTGCTCCTGGGTTTGCTAGGGAGACTGGGGCGCCTCCGATTGTGAAGGAGCAAGAGAGGGCGCATTCGAGGAATACGTTGGACCAGGCGCGTCCTGCGGCTCCTGACAGGGGGCAGACTGCGGGAGGTAGTCGGCAGGGTGGTGGGTCTGGCGGGAACAAGGCGACTGACTAGTCAGGCTGAGGCAATCGAGCTCTCCGGGGTTGGGGAGAGGCTGGGGGTTCACACCACCTATGGGTGGGAGACTGACCCTAAGCGGTTGGTGTTTACGGCTTCCCGGTACAAGTTCGTAGCGAAGTTGCTGGAGGGGAAGGGATCTGTTCTCGAGGTTGGGTGTGGGGACGGGTTCTTTTCCAGGGTGGTGTTGCAGCACGTAGGAAGACTTCATGCTGTGGATGTGAACAGGGGTTACATCAGGAGTCTGTACCGGAACCATCCTAAGGGTTCTAGGTGGAGAATTTGGGCTAACGACTGGGACATATTGGAGGGGCCGCTGTCCGGGTTTGATGCGGTCTACAGCCTTGATGTTTATGAGCACCTGGTTGAGGAGGATAGGTTCTTGTCTAACCTGGCTGGCTGTGCTCCTGTATGTGTTGTCGGGTGTCCTTCTTTGGAGAGCCAGGTCTACGCCTCGGAGATCTCGAAGCTCGAGCATGTGAACTGCAAGACGAAGGAAGGGTTGAGGCAGTCGATGTCTCGGCACTTCAAGCAGGTTTTCATGTTCGGGATGAACGATGAAGTCGTACATACCGGGATGATGCCGGCGTATCTTTTTGCTTTGGGGGTGAATGCTACCTAGACCGATACCCGCGGCTGGCGAGAAGGCCTATGTTGCGGAGAGAAATGCCTGTATAGCGTTGGACCCCAGAAGGGCCGAGAACTACGGAAAGTTCTTGAGGGGAGAGGACTGTCTCCCTGTCAAGCTGGATGTTGAGAACGTCTCGCGTTGTAACTTCGCCTGCACCATGTGCGCGGTGTCTAAGTGGCCCAAGGGCAAGCGTGCCGCAGACATGAGTCTGGAGGCTTTCAAGAGCATCATAGACGAGCAGTACGGATTGGTAGAGATCAAGCTGAACGGGATAGGCGAGCCCCTGATGCAGGGGGACGACTATTTCGAGATGATCCGCTACGCAAGGTCTAAGCGGATCTGGGTGAGGATGACCACGAACGCGAGTCTTCTTCATCTGAGGAACAACTACAGGAAGCTGCTGGATTCCGGGGTCAACGAGATAGACATTTCGATTGACGGTGCGGACACCCAGACATTCCAAGGCATCAGGGTCCAGTCTGATTTCTCCAGGGTCAGGGAGAACTGCCAGTTACTTAACGGCCATGCCCTGGTGACTGGTAGGCCGTCAGCAAAGATGTGGACCCTGGTCCAGAAGGCCAACGCTCACAATCTGATGGCCCATGTAGACCTGGCCGCAAGGCTGGGGTTTCAGCATCTTGTCTTCAGCCTCCAACTGCACGGTTGGGGCGATAAGGGCATGGAGGCTAGGAACAAATCGGAGATGGTCTACCTCCCCAAGGGGCATCTCAGACGACTTGTCGAGCGCGGGTATGAGGTCGGGGTGAGGGTTGCTTTCTGGGATGTGGCTGAGAAGTTCGATGAGAAGAACAAGTGCCCCTGGCCTTTCTCGAGGGCGGTGGTAACGAGTGATTTGAGGACTGTCCCGTGCTGCATGATCGGAGACCCGGACAAGTTCGAGATTGGGAAAGGAATGACTTTCATGCAGGCGTGGGAGTCGGAGGAGTACAAAGCGTTCAGACAGGCTCACAGGGAGATGAAGATTCCAGAGGTTTGCAGGGGTTGCTATAAGTGAAGGCTACCGTACTAGGTGGCGGGTTCGCAGGCACAACCGTCGCCCACCTGTTGGCAAAGGATGGCTGGCACGTCCAGTTGTGGGAAAAGGAGCCGTATCTAGGCGGTGGGTGCAGGACGTTTTTCTACGGGGGGCATCCATTCACCTACGGGCCAAGGCTTTACTACGGGTATTCCGATAAGGTCTTTGCCTGGATTGACTCGATCATCAAGATCCGGCGATTCCCTTTCGAACTCCTGACCTACGTAGAAGACGATGCAAGGTTCTACTCATACCCTATCCACGAAGACGACCTGCCAAAGATGCGGCAGGCCGATCAGATTAGTAGAGAACTCGCAGCAAGGGACAACTCCAAGGAGCCTCGAGACTTCGAGGAGTATTGGCTTCAGCGAGTGGGGCGAACTCTGTACGACATGTTCGTCAATCGTTACTCGAAGAAGATGTGGATGATCGATGACAACAAGATCTTCGACATCTTCAAGTGGTCTGCCAAAGACAAGGCTATAGAAACCGGGACCAAGGAAGCCTACAAAGGCTCCTACATCGGCTACCCGGTGAATCTAAGCGGGTACAACCCCTACTTCGACAAGATGACCGAAGGGGTTGAGGTCATCCACAAGACTTTCCATCACGGGGAGGCTTTGCAAAGCGATGTGGTGGTATCAACCATACCTATTGACGAGTTTTGTGGTTATCGATACGGAGAACTACCCTATGTTGGACGCGACTTCTCCGTCTTCATCCTCCCGACACGGCAAGCTTTCCCTGGTGACGTGCGATTCTGCCACTACGCCGGGACAGAAAGACACACGAGGATCACGGAGTTCAAAAAGATCACGTACTACGACTCTCCGGATAGTCTCTTCGTCCTAGAGACTCCTAGCAAGCAGAACAAGCTCTACCCGTATCTCACGAAGGCGAACATGAGGCTCACGGATGCTTACCTAAAGAGCCTTCCAGAGAACACCTACAGCATTGGTAGGTTGGGTACGTACAAGTACAGCACTATCGAGCAAACGATTACCCAGGCTTTCGAGTGCTACTCGAGGATCACGGGTAAACCCAATCAGATGGAGGGCCAGTTCTTCGGGATTGGGGACACCAGTCTGATGAAGGACAGAAAAGAAGACTCAGGCGTCAAGCGTGCAGCCTAAGCTGGCGGTGTGGGATCTGAGAAAGATGCCCACGACCTATGACTTCGCGGTGTTCGCGGTGATTGCGAAGACGATGCTGTACTCGGAAGTCCGGTTTGTCACTCTAGGCATGGCGGACTGGAAATACCCGGCAGAGATCGGCTGGAAACGCTGGGCCAACATCTGCATCCCCATCTGCAAGCTTGCCGGGATTCCATTTTCGGCCGGCGATGACATGGGGGGTGATGTCATAGGCTATGGAACGGGCCATGTGGAACAGATGTTCCGCAAGGTCGGGAAGATCTCCAAACTGGCCCCGGTATACGAATACCCGGATAGCGGGTACGTGACTATCACGATGCGAGAGTCCTTCAGGAACAAGTGGCGGGACTCTAATAGGGCTGAGTGGGCGAAGGTCGGAGAGTATCTGGCTAAGCGCGGCGAAAAGATCGTGGTTCTTGAGGAGTGCGAGAACCAGCCGATGGCTGTTGAAGAGCGCATGGCGATTTACGCCAACGCCAAGATGAACCTTGCAGTAGGGAATGGCCCGATGGTGCTGTGCTGGCTGTCGGAGGCCCCCTATTTGACTTTCCAGATGCCCAAGGGTCCGGAGAAGGAATACACCGCCCTCGAGGAGCAGTGGAAGAGATTGGGTTTCCCGGTCGGGTCGCAACTCAGTTTCAGGAACCCCATGCAGGAGATCGTGTGGGGGCCGGATGACGCAGACCTGATCATCAGGAAGTACGAAGAACTCGTAGATGGAAATACAGCTAACCCCAAAGCAGTCGCAGACGTTTCAGACGCAAGCGACTGAGGTTCTTTACGGAGGGGCTGCTGGAGGAGGCAAGAGCTACTTAAAGAGGGTATCTGCAATCCGATGGTGCGTAGAAGTCCCAGGTATCCAGGTGTACTTCTTTCGCCGCACCCTCCCGGATTTGAGGGACAACCACCTGAGAGGCCCGACGAGCTTTCAGGTGTTGCTGGACCCGTACCTCAAGTCTGGAAACGTAAAGGGTCCAACGGTAGAAAACGAGTTCCGATTTTGGAACGGGTCAATACTCCATCTTTGCTACTGCGACAGCGAAAACGACGTAGAAAAGTATAGGGGTGCTGAGATCCACGTCCTCATCATGGACGAGCTCACGCACTTCTCGGAGTATCAGTACAGGTTTCTAAGGTCCAGGGTCCGGATTGCAGGGCTTAAGGTTCCGGAGCAGTACAAGCCAAAACTTCCGAGGATTGAAGCTGCATCAAACCCTGGGTCCATAGGCCATGCCTGGGTAAAACGGACGTTCATTACTCCGAAACCCTCAAACGAGGTCTGGAGAACGCCCCCGGAAGAGGGCGGGATGCTGAGGCAGTACATCCCGGCGAGGCTTTCGGACAATCCGCACTTAACTGACAACGATCCCAACTACGCAGACCGTCTTAGAGGTCTGGGTACGGATTCTCTTGTCAGGGCGATGCTCGAGGGTGACTGGGACATTGTGGCGGGGCAGGCTTTCGAGAAGCTGAGAAGGGACATTCACTGCATAGAGCCCTTCACACCGCCTGATGACTGGCTGTGCTTTGGGTCTTTCGACTGGGGGAGCTCCAAACCATTCAGTTTCGGGATGTGGACGGTTTCTAACGGTAATCCGCTCCCAGACGGACGCACTTACCGCCGTGGCGCAATCATCAGATACGGCGAGTGGTACGGCTGGACTGGGAAAGCAGATGAAGGTCTCCGGATGGAGGCGTCAGAGGTAGCGGAAGGCATCAGGAAGCGAAGCAAGAGGAAGTTGGCATACATCGCCTGTGATCCAGCGTTGTGGAAGGTGGACGGTGGTCCTTCCCATGCAGAGACCTTCCTTAAAAGCGGGGTTGTTCTCAGAAAAGCGGACAACAACCGGGAACCAGGCTACGTCGAGGTCAGGCAGAGGATCGCCGGCGATGAAGAAGGGCCTATGTTGTACGCAACCAAGAACTGCCATGACGGGTTCTGGCGAACCATGCCGGACCTGATTATGGACGAGTCTCATCCAGAAGACTTGGACACGGACCAGGAAGACCACTGCTATGACGAGGTGCGTTATGCCTGCATGTCTCGTCCGTGGATGAGCGCCCCGCAGAAGAAGGAAGAGAAGCGGGATCGGTGGCTGAACAAGTTTGACGAGGACGAAGAAGAGACGTGGCGAACCGCGTAGACAAGAAGTACGACGACGATTTCGGGGAGTTGATCGAGTGGGTCAACGATGCCGAAGACGCCACGGTAGACGCTAGAACCACGTCCGAGAAGTGCCGGGACTTCTACGACTCAAAGCAATGGAGTGATTCAGAGGCTAGAGCCCTAAAGCGTCGTAAGCAGGCTCCCATCGTCATCAACCGCATCAAGCCCAAGGTTGACGGGTTGATGGGGATGGAGAGGGCCAATAGGACTACGGCCAAGGCTTACCCCAGGACGCCGCAGCACGAAAAGGCTTCTACGGCAGCGTCTGAGGCCATCCGGTACGTCCTGGATAACAATTTCTGGCGGCAGATCCGCTCCGCGGCATGGGACAACATGCTTGTAGAGGGGACTGGAGGTTGCGAGGTCATCGTCAAAGACCAGAAGGACGGCTTTCGCATCACGATCAACCACATCATGTGGGATCGGATCATCTACGACCCGCATTCTCGGAGAAAGGACTTCTCCGACGCCCGCTATCTCGGGCAAGTGGTATGGCTGGACTACGACATCGCTCTGGACCGCTTCCCTGACGGGGAAGACGTTCTGGAGACGATGTTCAACGGGTCGGACACCTACGACGATAAGCCGAGCTGGATGGATACCCAGCGCAAGCGCGTCAAGATCGTGGAGATGTACTACCTAAGGGACGGAGACTGGCACTACGCCTGCTTTACCAGGGGCGGGTATCTGAAACAACCCAAGATCTCCCCCTACAAGAACGAGGAAGGGGAAACAGAGCATCCATACGAGTTTGGGAGCCTCTTCATCGACAGGGAAGGGAACCGCTACGGCGCGGTCCTTCAGGTCTTGGACATTCAGGAGGAGATCAATAAGAGACGCTCTAAAGCTTTGCACCTGATCTCTGTAAGGCAGGTTCGGTGGGAGCGCGGGGCGGTAGAGGACATCAACAAAACCAGGGAAGAACTCGCCAGACCGGATGGGGTTGTGGAAACGACTCCTGGGATGGAGTTTGAAGTCCTCAAGACCGGGGACATGGCTGCGGCGCAGTTCAAGCTTTTGGAAGAGTCGAAGATGGAGATGGATGCTGTCTCCTTCAACGCGGCCGCTCAAGGTAAGGAAGACAAAGCCATGTCCGGTGTGGCCCTGAGGTCTCGGGAACTTGCCGCCCAGACCGAACTCGCCCCGATGTTCGACCAGTTGAAGCACATGGATGTCCGGGTATACCGGAAGGTCTGGAACAGGATTAAGCAGTATTGGAAGGAAGAGAAGTGGATCAGGGTTACGGACGATCCTGGGAACCTTAGATGGGTTGGGCTTAACGCCCCCATTACTAAGGGCCAGCTGATGCTCGAGAGGGCGCAAGAAGAGGGCATGGACCCTCAAAGACTTCAAATGCTCCAGCAGCAGATTGCTCAAGACCCGATGGCTCAGGAGGTCGTCAACACCCAGAACGATGTTGCTGAGTTGGATGTGGACATTGTGATTGATGACGCTCCGGACTCAGTAACGGTTCAGGAGCAGGAGTTCACCATGCTAGGCGAGATGGTGAAGTCTGGTATCCCAATTCCGCCAAAAGCTATCGTGAAGGCTTCCTCCTTGAAGGACAAGGATCAAATCCTCAAGGACATGGAGCAGATGCAGGTTGACCCCGAGCAGGTCAAGAAGATGCAGCAGGAGGCTCAAAAGCTTGCTCAGGAGAACCAGCAGCTAAAGGCTAACCAGCAGGTCGAGTTTGCCAAGATCCAGGCAGACGTTGCTTCCGAAAGGGCGAAGCTCCAGATGGACCGGGAGCGCATGGAAGCCGAGGTTGCTATGGAGCGAGAAAGACTGGCTACCGAGATTCAACTTGAGAGAGCCAAGGCAGAGAACGAGATCATGCTGGAGCGCGAGAAGTTGAGGGGCCAGATGGTCATTGCTCAGGAGAAGGCGCAGAACGACATGGCTGTTGCACAGTACAAGGCTGCTAATGCCCCTGAACGCAAACAATCTGCTTAACAGCCCCAACTACACGCCGATCATTGATGAGACCGGTTCATTCCTGATCGCCACGGAGGAAGGGAACATTGCTCCGGAGGGTGTGTTCGTGATTGCCGATTCGTCCCTTGCTGTAAGAAGCGGAGGGGCGTATCCGCATGAGAATCGCAGGTCTTGGCTTCGTAACGATCCAAGATACGTCAAGCGGTAGCCGTCGCCGGGTGTTCGGGCGTAACGAGGAAACATGGAACTCAACGACATTCTCAAGGAAGAAGAGAAACCACAAGAAACTGAAGTAACCGAGGCCCCCAAGGAAGAAGTCGCCCCTGAAGTAGAAAAGCCACAGTCCCGCAGGAAGGCCCATCAGGAAAAGGAACAGCGGGCGAGGGACGAAGGTGGCAGGTTCGCCAAGGAAGAGGCCAAAGAGGAACCCAAGGTCGAGGTCAAGGAAGAGCCCAAACCTCAGCAGGAGATGTCCGAGAAAGAGCGGGGCTTCCTGGCTGCGATGCAAGAGGAAAGGCGCAAGCGCCAGGAGCTCGAGCGCCGGGTTGCGGAACTCAGCAATGTCCAAAGGCCCCAGGAGGAGAAAAAGACCTTCTGGGACGATCCTGAAGGGCACCTGACTAAGTTCCAGCAGCAAATCCTGCAGCAGCAGATGGCTGGGAAGCTCCAGACCTCTGAGGCTATTGCGAGGTCTAGGTACAAGGACTTTGATGAGAGCGTGCAGGTGTTTGCGGAGGTCTTGCAGAGCACGCCAGGTCTACATGCTCAGTGGCTCCAGTCTCCGGACCCCGCGGAATTTGCCTACAGGCTGGGCAAGCACACCAGAGAGGTTCGTGATGCTGGAAGCATTGATGCACTTCGTGAAAAGATTGCTAAGGAAGAACGCCTCAAGCTCGAGGCCGAGTTCAAGAAAAAGAACGAAGAGCTTGAACGCCAAAGGCAGGAACTTACGCCGTCGCTCTCAGACGTGAGAGGGGCGGCAAGAGGCACCAAGCCTGTCTTTACCGGCCCGACACCGCTAGAAGCGATTCTGTCGGGTAAGTAGCAGCACCCCGTCGCCGGGGGTAACGGGCGCCATCGCAGCACCGTCGCCAGGTTTAAGGGCGTTTGTCGTTTGTTAGTGCCGCCGACTTTACGGGCGCAAATCCCTTAACTCATGGAGACCTTAAATGGCGCAGACTTACGCCGTAGCAGGTCTTACCCCTCAGCTTTGGGACGATCAGTTCTTTCGTGATTACGTGCGTATGTCCCGCTTCAAGCGGTACATGGGCACGGACGAAGCCTCGATCTTCCAGCTGAAGGAAGACCTGACCAAGAAGCGTGGCGATACCGTCACGTTCGCCTTGGTGAATGAGCTTGTCGGTGCGGGCGTTACCGGCAATACGACCCTCAAAGGAAACGAAGAACGCCTTGACTCCCGTTCGCACCCCATCACCGTTGACGTTCTGCGTCACGCGGTGGCGGTGGACGACTGGGATGAACAGAAGTCCGTCATCGATCTTCGCATGGCCGCTCGCACGCAGCTGCGTGAGTGGGCACAGAAGACGCTGCGGGATGACTGCCTGAAGGCGCTTGGGCAAATCGACGGGGTTAACTACCTCGCCGCCACCCAGACGCAGAAGGATACGTGGGCGGGTAACAACTCCGACCGTATCCTCTTCGGGCTTACGACCAGCAACTACACCTCCGACTTCTCCCAAGCTGTCGGCTCGATCTCCTCGGGTGAGCAACTGACCCCGAATGTGCTGTCGCTGATGAAGCGTATGGCGCAGTCGGCCAACCCGAAGGTCAAGCCGGTCTATGTGAAGGAGATGGACCAAGAGTGGTATGTGGCTTTCGTCGGTCCCTCGGCGTGGCGAGATCTCACGGAAGACAACCCGACCACCAACGTGCTTACCCTGGCAAACAGGGATGCGCGTCTGCGTGGTGTTGATAACCCGCTCTTCACCGGGGATTCCCTGGTGTGGGACGGCATCATCATCCGGGAGATTCCTGAGATCGCTGGCCTGACGGATTCCGGCAGTGGTGGTGCTCGGGTTGAGCCCGTGTACCTGTGCGGGGCGCAAGCAGTCGGCCTCGCGTGGGCTCAGAGGACGAAGTCAACGACCGACACGGACGACTATGGGTTCCTGCATGGCGTGGGGGTTCAGGAAATCCGCCGGGTCGAGAAGCTTCGCTTCGGTACTGCCAAGGGTGCTGACACGACTACCCCGAAGGATCACGGGATCGTGACGGCGTTTGTTGCTGCGGCTGCGGACTAAGGAGAGCTGACAATGGCTACCCATACTGCAAGTGCAGCGCAAGCGAACGTCATCCCGAAGGGTCTTCGGGTTGGCTTGGTGGCAGTTAACGGCGTCTGGTCGTTTCCGTCGTCCCTTTCCATTGGCACTACGGTGCAGATGGTGAAGGTGCCGGCGAATGCGACCCCGGTGTTTGTCAGTGCCCACACCACCAACACGGGACAGGCATCTATTTCCGTTGGTGATGGCCTGAACAACGCCAGATACCGGGCGAATGGAACGATGAGTGCGGGCTTCGGCCTTGTGCAAAACGGGTTCGTTCCGTACACCTACAGCACGGATGACACGATTGACGTGTTTATTTCGCTGGTGTCCGTGTCCACGCTGGGTGGAGCTCTGTACCTGACGGCCATCTTCTCGATGGACCCGGAACCGCACTAAAACAAGAAAGGAGCACTTGAGGGGTGGGGCTTCACGGCCTCACCCCTTTTTTATGGAAGACCCGTTCAAGGAAGCACAGAAGTTCCACCAAGAGGGGAACTTCGAAGAAGCAGAGAAGCACTACGACATGGTTCTCACCCAGAACTGGGACCATCCTGGGCTGCTTGCCTCAATGGGGACGATGTTTCTGCAGCAGAACAAGTTTGGACTTGCCATCTCTATGCTCAGACGGGCCATAGATAGGGTGAAGCAGAGCGATGCCATGTCCAATCTTGCCCTTGCGTACAAGGGATCTGGACAGTACGAAGAGGCTCTTAAGTGGGCTGAGAAAGCGACCAAGGTTGACAAGCCCAGTGCTATGGCGTTTGCCAACCTATCCGGGTTCTATACCAACACGGGGACCCCGGAGAAGGCGATTCCGATTTGCGAGAAGGCGCTGGCGATTGACAACAGCGTATCGGTTGCACACTGGAACCTAGCCCTAGCCCTCCTAGAGAGCGGGCAGTGGGAGAGGGGCTGGAAGGAACACGAGTGGGGCCTGAGGATGCAGAAAGGGGCATCCCTCATGCGGGTGGACAGGAACATCAACGACCTCCCCTATTGGGATGGAACCCCTGGTAAGCCGGTGGCGGTGTACGGGGAACAAGGTATCGGAGACGAAATCATGTTCGCCTCCATGATCCCCGATCTGATGAAGACCAATCCTGTGGTACTGGAGTGTCACCATAGGCTGAAGACCTTGTTTGAAAAGTCCTTCGGAGTGACCTGTTACGGGACTCGAGAAGACGAAGCCATTACGTGGTTCAACAACCATCCCGAGCTTGCCTATCGGGTCTCTATTGGATCTCTGGGGCAGTTCTTCAGGAACAAGGCCGAAGACTTCCCTGGAACTCCGTACCTGAAGGCCGAGCCTTTACTACCAAAGGGTAAGAAGCTGCGGGTTGGAATCTCCTGGACAGGAGGCCAAAGAGCCGGGAGAGTGAAGACCAGGACTGTTCCGCTTTCATGGTGGAAGTCGATTCTGAACAACGACTGCGAGTTCCTGAGCCTTCAGTACACGGACCAGGCAGCAGAGATCGATATTGTCGAGAAACAGGGCTACAAGATCCAGCAGTTCCCCATCGTCACCAAGAAGGAATCCGACTACTACGAGACGGCCAGGATCGTTGCTTCCTGTGATCTGGTGATCTCGGTATGCACATCAGTGATCCACCTTGCCGGAGCTCTGGGGGTTCCGTGCTGGGTCATGGTGCCTAGCAAGCCGGCGTGGAGGTATGGGGTGTCCGGTGGAATGCGCTGGTACAAGTCGGTAAGACTTTACCGGCAGAGGGATAGCTGGATTCCGGTGGTAGAGCGGATTGGATATGACCTCTCCGAGCTCCTGAAGATGAGGGAAGCGGCTTGAGGATCATCAAGGATGCCCTAGACGCTGATATAGCAAAAGCACTTCTAAACGTCTTTGTATCCAGCAAGTACACGCATCACACGCAGAGCGAAGACACGAAGTATCACCCAGGAGAGAAGTACAGCTGTAGCTACCACAGGTCCAGGGAGGCGGAGAAGTCATCACAGTTCTTGGAGGCAAGCACGAAGCTTGCACAGTACGTTGCCGATATTGGCGACAAGGCTGTGATGCACGCCTATCAGATGCTGCCAGGTGATTACTTCCGGGTGCATGACGACGAGACCAATGGTGTTGGGTTCATTTGCTACCTCTGTGACTGGAAATGGGACTGGGGAGGCATCCTGCACGTAGAGAAAGACGGGAAGATGTTCCCGCTTCTTCACAAGTTCAATCAGCTAGTGGTGATCGATAAAGGTAGGCCGCATTTCGTGTCTGTAGTGGCTCCGTATGCCAAGCCGCGGTATGCGGTGGTGGGGTTCGCTAGATAGTGGCCCTTCCATACTCGGCTCTCAAGGTTCTGGCTCCGTATCTCAGGGACGCTCAAATCCTGAGTCTTGGCTACCCAGATTTGACTGTTACGAAAGAGCAGATCAAGAAGTTGTTTGGCATAGATGTCGATGGAACTACAGACGGAAACATAAGACATGGACTCGAGCACGCCTTGCCAGAGACTGTGGAGTTCGTGGAGAAGCTTGGCTCAAGTCTTGTGGCTGTGGACGTAACTCAGGAACGCGGTGAGACATTCGCTGATCTGAACGAGCCGCAGAGTTTGGGTCAGTTTGACCTGGTGATCGACTCCGGGACCATAGAGCACTGCTTCAATATCGGGCGGGCTATCAAGACAGCAGCGGAGTCCGTGAAAGTCGGCGGGGTTATTTTCCATCTATCCCCGATGACGATGATTAACCACGGTTTCTACAACATCTGTCCGACGATGTACTACGACTTCTACTCTCAGAACGGATGGACGATCAAATTGCTGGACGCTGTTCCTTGCGATAACAAGCAAACGAAAATGCTCGCCAGGTTTAACACGCACCTCGAGTACATGGTCAGGTGTCTGGCAAAAAGAAACACGGATGCAGAGATCATTTGGCCGATACAGGGGAAATACCTGAGGAAATGAAATACGTCTACGAGGGCAAATACATCCAGGTTGCTGGACGAATGTTCGCTTTTGGCAGTCCGGTGGAAGTAAACGACGCGGCAACGCAGAGGATTCTGGACGCAAGACCTGACTTCAGGAGAGTGGAAGATGCGAAAGAAGAACCGAGGCAAGGGGAAGCGGTACTAAGCGATGCCTGTCCCAAGTGCGGGAAGGTAGTCAAGCGCGGGAAATTCATGCACCAGAAGTATTGCAAGGGGCCTAAGTGACCACATCGTTCAACCGTACCAGAGAGCAGCTGCGGAGCATGGTTCTTCGCAAGCTAGGCGTCCTTGGTGCGGCCACATCCGTAGTGTCGGCCGACGCTGATGTGGTCTACGAGGCCATCGATCTTCGTCTTAAGGAGTTGCACAAGTACGGGATTGTCTGGCGAAAGGTGGACAAGGTTCCGGCGGAGTTTTCCCTAACCGCGGGGGTGGCTTCTGCCCACGTGGCGACCAACGACATCCTGTTCCCTATCAAGATGATGGTGTCCGATGGCTCTCTGGATGAGCCTGTGGAGATCATCGGGGCTGTGGAGTACGCGAGGCTAGAAGACAAGGACATTGCCGGTATTCCTACAAAGGCGGTGTGGAAAGGCAGTACGGAGTTCGCCTTCCATCCTGTGCCTGTTACCGGGCATACGGTCAAGCTGACCTACGAGAAGATCGCTGACGATACCTCCGCAGGCGAGACTGTGGACGTAGATGTCTCGATGCTGAGGAGCATCAGGAACATGGTCTGCTATGACATCGCAGACGACTTCGGGGTTGATGAAGCAAAGATCGGAAGACTAGCCCAGGAAGCGCAGATGGCCGAGCGGGACATCCGTCGATTGACTGTGGAGAGGAAGGACTACACCAGGGTTCCAGTGGATGAATGGAACGACCCGCCGAGAGAATCGACTTACTGGGACTAAAAGATGGCATCTACCAACTTTGCCAATGGCGTAACGCTGACGGACGAGGACTGGTTCAATGACTTGAACCGCTTGAACTACGTCCTGTTCGGAGATCCGACAGACACGACCTCCCTGCACGCTGCGTTCTTCTCGGTGACGGTGGGGGCCGCTGCGAACTTTACGAACATTCAGTCGGCGGCTATCAAGGACGCAAGCATGTCCTCTGTGGCCGGTCTAGTGGTTGCGACTCAGGCGCAGATGGAGGCTGGCAGCGCCACCAACATTATTGCTTCTCCGGGGCGACTGCATTTCCATCCCGGCATTGCCAAGATGTGGGTCAACTTCGACGGTTCCGCGACCTCGGTAACCAAGGGGGCAAGCTACAACATCTCGGCCATCTCTGATGGCGGGACCGGAGTGTACGTACTCGAGTTTGGAACATCGTTCTCGTCCGAGACAGGTTATGCCCCGGTTGTATCCAGCAGCATGCCGCACACCAGAACGCGAAGCCAGAGCGCAGGAAGAATCACGATCCTGACGAACGACTTTTCCGATACTGCAGCTGACGCTGCCCAGATCACCTTCCTGGCGTTCGGGGACTTTGCGTGAAGCCGTTTCGTATCCCGCTGGTTGGGCCTTACATCAGCAGGATCTCGGCTCCGTCCACAGACTCAGGGATTGTAGGTATTGGTCTGGTGGGGGTCATGGTGGTGGGGCAGAGCTCGCTTGCGACTACCAAAGATGCCAGATACGTCAATTGCTATTCCCAGACCGTCCCAGATCCTATGCAAGGCGGGAAGAGAGTCTACGCGGTCAAGAGACCTGGTTGGGCCACACACACGGCTCCCGCCTCTGGGCAAAAGGGCTATGACGTTCATGTGTGGATCGGGCAGGGCAGTGGGGACAAGGTCATCTCGGCTTTCGGTGACACCAACTCCACTATCTACGATGGGACTACTAGCATCGGTTCCATCACCGGAAGGGCCACGGGGATCACCGAGACCTTCGTAAGCACTACGCCTACGCTGCTGGTTACGTCCACGGACAACACTGCTTGGTACTACGACGAGAGTGTTGGGACGATGACCAAGATTGCCGATGGGGACTTCCCCGGAAATGCTATGAAGACGCTGGTAGGGACGTTCGCTCACATCGACGGTTATGCCTGCGTGATGACAGAGGATGGGGTCTTGTGGGCCTCGGACTTGAATAGCGTTACTAACTGGACAGCGACAAGCTTTGACTCGGCTAATGCCTATCCAGACAAAGGGGTTGGGTGCGTAAGGCACCGACAGTACATCATCGCCTTCGGTACGGAGTCGATGCAGTTCTTCTACAACGCCGGCCTTACCCCCTTCCCGCTTTCCAAGGCTACTGCTCTGACCCAAAAGGTGGGGGCGGTGTCCGGAGATGCGATCACGCAGATTGCGGACACGACTTTCTGGTGTGGCTCTACCCCGCAAGGCGGTCTTTCGATCTTCCAGTATGACGGGGAGCTTTCCAGGATCTCCACGCCAGAGATAGACGCAACGCTGGTTCTTGCTGGCGGTTCGTCCATCACCATGACCAGTTTCAGGTTCGGTGGCCGGTCATTCGTGCTGGTTATCTCTGGTTCCGTAACCATCGCTTACTGCGTGGAGGAGAAGTTCTGGCATGAGTGGACCACTAGCGGGTCTGCCCCGCTCTGGTACAAGTGTGCGGCACTTGCTGAGATTGGTGGCTCGATGGTGACCTATGCGGTGTCTAGTGTTGCCACTGACGGCAAGGTATACGTTCTGAATCAGGCCTCTCCGGTCTATACAGATGACGGGAGTGCCTACACGGCAAGGATTCAGCTTCCTCCTCTGGACTTTGGAACCAAGAGGATGAAGTTCTGGCACGACATCGAGATTGTGGGGGATGAGGAGGAAAGCCCTTCGGCTATCACGCTCCTCTACACGGACGACGACTACCAAAGCTACACCACTCATGCGAATGGGGATCTTTCCAATAGCAGGGTGAGATTTCACCGTCTGGGGGCAAGTCGGAGACGCGGGTGGGTTCTAACGCATTCCGCAGCCACTCCATTCCGCCTCGAGACACTGGAAGGGAACGTGGGCATTGGCTCTACCTAAGAAGCTAGACGAGACCTCATTTGCCTACCGGGATATTACTGGCCAGGACTTGTGGACCAAGTTCACGCCCACGTTCACGAACCTGACGGTAGTAGGAACGCCGTCCTACGCTGGACGTTTCCGCGTTGACGGCAAGCTGCTCAGGTTCCAAGCCCAACTTACGTCTACCACGTCGATAGCCTCGACGGCGGGCAGCACGTTCATGGCTCTACCCATTGCCAGAGCTGGTTTGTCTGGAATGGGTGTGATGACGAATGACACTACGAACATTGCTGTTGGGGTGTGCCACATCGCTTCTACTGGGTGTTACCTGCCAACCCAGGGCGCAAGCGGAAACGTGTTCAACATCGCAGGTTGGTACGAGATCAGTTGAGGTAAGTATGGCAACTTATGATGATGCATTTCTAAGCCAGCTCTTCGCCATGCCGTCGAGCCAGTATGGCGCCCAGCATATGAAGGACGCCATGCCTCTCGACAGGGGGTGGGCTTATACGAGCCTGATACCTCAGGACGTGCAAGCCTACCAGCAGCAGTATGGCTTTAACCCCGGAGCTGCGCCTCGTGGCGGGTGGGATGGGGAAGGCAACTGGACCGGGTTTAGCCCAACTGCTGTTAGTGGTGACGCATACGCGCGTCAGCTTCTGCAGGTCTTGGATGCATACGGTGTTAACTCGACCGAGCAACTGCCAGCCGAGGTAAGAGCGCAGCTTCCTAATCAGGGCCTTTATCAAGGCAAGGGGTCCATGTCTTTCGGGAAGCAGCTGGTCGATTTCGTTACCAGCCCCCCGGTGCTCATGGCACTTGGAGCTGGATATGGGATGTACGCTGGCGGTGCTGGTGCGGGTGCCGGTGCTGCTGAGGGCGCTAGTGCTGCCGGTGCCGCCGAAGGAGCGGCCGCTGGCTCGAGCGGGTCTCTGGGTACGGGCATAACGGCCACAGCGGCAGAAGGCGGGCTTGGGGCTGGCTTGGGTAGCACCACGGCGGGTACGACTGGAATAACAGCAGGGACAACCACGGGCGCTATCGGTGGCGGCGCTCTGGGCGGTGGAATCGGTACTGGGGCCGGGAGTGCCGCTACGGGCGCAGGAGCAGGTGCTGGCGCTCTTGCTCCTGGGTACTTCGCTTCTGAGGCCCCCGCTGCAGCTGGTGGGTCTGCTGCTGTGGGCGCCCCAGCAGTAGGCGGCGAGTCTTCGCTTCTTCCTGCTGGTACGTCAATGACGGAGCTGGCCATGAAGGCCGCTCCTGGCCTCATGGGTGCGTATGCGAGCGACAGGCAATCAGATGCCTACTCAGGCCTTGCCGGCCAGTACATGGCTATGGGCGAGCCTTACAGGCAAAGACTTTCCGACCTATACACCGATCCTTCCTCGTTCCTGAACAGCCCCGAAGTACAGGTTCCGATCCAGCAAGGTACGAACATCCTTGCTCGAGCCCTTTCCACTGGCGGGAACCCTATTGGTTCTGGTAACGCCCTTCAGGAGCTCCAGAACTACGCCACGCAGCAGATGTGGAACCGTCTGGGGCAGGAGAGGGACCGTCTGGGTGGGTTCGGTGGACTGACCCAATACCAAGCCGCCGCTCCGGAACTTGCTGCAATGGGCATCGGGCAGCAGGGCAATATGTGGCAAGCCCTTGGTGGGGCTGCGGCTGATGTATTCGGGAACAACCAGAAGAAGGTCAACCTGAACGATCTTTACGTTACCTACTGACATGGCTGATCCCATCTCCAGCATTCCCTTCTACGGGGCGTTCAGGGCTAGACGCGAGCAACAAGCCTTGGAGCCTATCCGTGAGATGCAGCAAGCCGGGATGTTGCTCAACCTGAAGAACCAGATTGAGTCGCAGAAAGCTGCTGTTGCTCAACGGAATGCCATTGCAGAGGCTGGTGGAGACCTGAATAGGCTGCTGGACATCCAACTCCGCCAGGGGGACATGGACAACGCTGCCAAGACCGCGAAGATCCTAGATAGTCAGCGGTCGGCAAATGCCCCCAAGGGCTATGGACCCGGCACGCAGATTCTCGGGCCCAACCAGGAGGTTCTACATACCGTCCCGTTTGCTCCGAGGCCGGAACCGCAAGCCCCGAATGAAGTAAGGCTGGTGGATTTCTACAACAAGCTTCCAGAGGGCGATCCTAGAAAACCCCTCATCAAGAGGTTCATCGAATCCAAGACCAGACCTCCGGAGCCTCGAGCAGACCCCTACGACAAGCCGCTTACGTCTGCCGAGATCGGGCACTGGCAGAACGCAAAGGGCGAGAACCCGCCTGCTGGGGCTACGCTTCGGCACGTCATGTCCGGGGGGTACAAGTACGTCAGCACCGCTCAGTCCAACAAGGCAGCTGAGGCTTCCGGTGCATACGCGACTATCGACAGGCTGGACGAGCTCGTTGGGCAAATCTGGCCGCAAGAAGGTGACGGACTGAATTGGAGACTTAAAGCCAAGGCCGATTTCACCAAAGGGCGCCTGGAACAATCCAACAGGCCGCTAGTGGAGTTTGAGGCCTTCGCCAAGGGGACCCTTGCTCCTCTTATCCGTGCTGTTGGTGAGAAGGGCAACCTTGCTACGGAAGACATCGAGCGCGCCTTGCTGCTCATTCCCAATACTGGTCAAGGCATGGGACTTCCAGATACCCCTGAGGTTGCTAGAGGAAAGATGAAGCAACTCCGTCAGTGGTTTGACAGGGCACAAGGGAAAGAAGTTGAACCCAGCGTGGACGATCTACTGAGGAAGTACGGTGGCTGATATTGCTCGCCTTGAAAGGGCGCTGGTCAACGCTGACAAGGCTGGAGATACAGATGCCGCCCGTATCCTTGCGGCGGAGATCAAGAAGGCCAAGGCGGCTCCTGTTGTGCGAGGTAGCGAGCCTGTACAGCAGAAAGGGTTTGCAGATACGGCGCTTCCTCTTGTGAAGGGGCTTATCACTGGTGGTCCTGTCGGACTTGCTGCTGCCGGCATGAGAGAAGGATTGAAGGGCGCTAGTGAGCTCATGGACCGTGGGGCCTATATGGCTGGTGGGGCGGCTACTGATGCTTTGGCTGGGAAGGTTCCTCCTGAGGTAGCTGGCGCCGCTGGCTACTTGGCCAACGTAGGTATACAGGCAGTCCCTACGCTTCTTGGCGCTGCCGCTGGCTCTATCCCTGGATCGATGATGAAGTCCGGGGCGAGAAGCATGATGCAGTCCGCCCTTAAGCCTGGGAAGAAAGCACTAGAAACCGGCAAAGGCCAGGCTGCTGTAGAGACCCTGCTTAAGAAGGGCGTCAACGTTACTGAGGGCGGGGTAGCAAAACTACGCTCCCAAGTGGACGACATTAACGCAGCTGTAGAGCAGGCTCTCAAAGCCTCTGGCGCCTCAGTAGACAAGGGCAAGGTGGCAAGTAGGGTGCAAGATGTCATCGGCAAGATCGAGCGCACCAATCCCACCCCTCAGGACGCCATCAGGGACGTGGAGAAGGTCTACGAGCAGTTCTTGGCCAACAAGATCATCCCGGACAAGATTCCCGTATCTGTGGCCCAAAGGCTGAAGCAGGGCATCTACAAGGTTCTTAAGGACAAGTACGGGGTACTAGGTAGCGACACGGTAGAGGCGCAGAAGGCTTTGGCTCGAGGACTCAAGGAGGAGATTGCAAACGTAGTCCCGGAAATCTCCAAGCTGAACGCCAAGGAATCGGAACTCCTGAACGCTCTGGTACTTGCCGAGCAACGAACCCTGATGGCTGGAAACAAGAACCCAGCTGGTCTTACGTTCTTGGCTACCAACCCAAAGGCTGCTGCCGCTTTCCTTGCTGACCGCAGCGAGCTCTTCAAGTCGATTGTCGCAAGGCTTATGTACTCCGCTGGCTCCCCAACCGCTACTGCTACAGGTGCTGGTCTGGGGGCCCTGTACGGAGCTGGGTCAGCTAGTCCGTAACAAGTAATCAACCCAACAGAAGCCCGCCTAGTGCGGGCTTTTTTGTTTCTGAGAGAGAGATGGCGACTCCTACCGAAATACGTTCACTGTCCGCAGCCGCGAGCATGGCTGTTACGGATTTCCTGCTTGGCCAGGTAAGCGGGAGAACCCTGAAGATTACCCCGGATGTCCTTCCGTTCGTCCAATCCGGCAGTGGGACGATTGCCGACACAGTACAGAACAAGGTAGGCCGGGAGCTTAGAAGCCTATTCGACTACATGACCGCCGCGCAGAGGGCGGATGTTACTGCTCGGACTGATTCGGTGGACGTGTCCGCAGCGGTGCAGGCGGCTTTCGACCACATGGAGTCCAACTCCTGCGAGATGCTGATTCCTCCCGGCATCTACAGGCTCAATAGCGGGGTGACGCTCCAGCCTGCATCCGGCCAGGCGAGATCGAACCTTAGAGGGCTTGGGGGGGCCTTGGGTTGCTATTTCCACTACTACGGCACTGGTGGGGTAGCGATCACGATCAAGGACAACGGGCGCTACCGGCTGGACAACTTCGGGGTTGAGGACAAGGGGACCGGGGTAACTGGAATCTCCCTTCTCTCTGTAGGCACTGGATCGAATCACGGCCCTGTCCTTGGCGAGAACATCTACGTCAAGGGGTTCGATGAAGGCGTAAGGATTGGCAATTCATCGGACAACGCGGCCAGCGAACTGAATTTCGGCACGCTGGAGTTGCAAAGTTGCACTGACGGCCTGATCGTAGAAGGGCAGAACTCTCTTAACGTCACGGTCACGCGATTTGAGGCTGGTTCTTGCACTAGAGCGTTGCACCTTGAGGGAGAGGGTGACGATCAGAGAAACACAAACACTGTTCTGATTCTTGGTGGGTCTCTTTCCGATAACACGACTGACTTTCAAATTGATAGACCAGCCAACGTCACGATTCAGGCAGTGCGCTCAGAGGGGACTACTTCGGGGCAAAAGTTCCTCTCTACTGGCGCAGCGTCTGTGGATACGACACAGGTATCTCCCACATCTGTAACGCTGATAGGGTGTTACACCAACCATTCGTCCGGCGACGACAGCCTCTTGCACCTTCCGGGGGTCTACACAGTAATTGGCGGAAAGTACGAGGAAGGCTTTTCCTGCGGCGGTCAGGTTGGGTCGCAAGCCAACAAATCCTCCCTGCTGCTGGACAACGTCATCATTGCGGATAGCACCCCGGTTGCCCGTGTATCTGGTATCACGGACCTTTGGAGAGTCCGTAGGCGGTGCACCCCGTCCAACAATGTCAACGCCGCTGGAGTTCACGATGACGAAGATTTCATCTGGGACGGCTCCGGGACGAAGAAAGTCCTGTCGCTCTACGACTGGACGAATTTTGACGACGCATACCAGATGCCGAGGATTCAATTCCCGGCTACGCAAGCCGCTTCCTCTGATGCCAACACCTTAGATGACTACGAGGAAGGGACGTTCACCCCTGTAATACAAGGGTCGTCCACTGCGGGCACTCAGACCTACAGCGTTCAGTCCGGTCGCTACACCAAGATTGGCCGCCTAGTGTTCTACGAAGTGATGATCCGCATGACTGCAAAGGACGGATCAACGGCAGGGAATATCAGCGTTGGCGGTTTGCCTTTCACCAGCAACAACAGCACTCCCAGGGGCAATGTCGCGGTCGGGATGTACGCGAACATCGACATCAACGTGGCTGGCGGCTACTACTCGATCATCGGTGAAATCGTCGGTAATACTTCACAGATCGATCTCTATTTCACTGGCGACAACGTAGCGGCTGCTGCTGTCGGCGCTGCTCAGATCGCGGCTACGACAGAGATCAGCGTCGGCGGGCATTACACCGTATGAACAAGTGGGACGAAACAGAATTGCAAGAAAGGGACGGTTATGTATGAGGGAGAAGAGCGCAGGGCCAGTCCCATCTCGGAGGAGCAGCTTGAGGCTCTTGCAGAGCGAGCCGCCGAACGGGCACTGGAAAAGGTCTACGAGCAGATTGGCCGCTCCGTCGTCAAAAAAGTCCTGTGGCTGGTTGGGGCGGGCTCTCTTGCGCTTCTTGCTTGGCTAGGCGGTAAGGGGCATCTGTGAGCCAGCTCCGACGCGCGCTGCTGTACCTCGCGCTCGGATACCTGCTTGCCTTCGTCACAGTGCCTCTGGTGGCGATGGTTGTGAGTGCCCAGACCTACGCCGTCGCCACGATCACAAGCTGGCATTTCGACAGGGACAAGAAGTACAACGAGAGCAACTTTGGTTTAGGAATCGAGCAAAGACTAAACCAAGAGTGGTCTATTTCCGCCGGTTACTTCAGAAACTCCTTTGACCGGCACACCAATTACGCCTTTGTAGGCTACACGCCCGTTGAAGTCATGGGCTGGAGGACCGGGGTTGTAGCTGGTGCGGTGACGGGATACGAGGACCGCGCCTCCCCGTGGTTTACCGGGGTGGCTACTCGGGACTTCGGCTCTATCGGGGTCAACATCGTGTTCGCTGCCTCGGCCATCGCGCTTCAAGTCAAGGTGAGGCTCCGATGAACGCCAAATGGCAGTGGGGCGACTAGGACACCCTGATGGACTGTCTTTGCGGCTCGCAGATATTGAACGGGCGCATCGAGGAGGACGGGCTTTACCTCCAATTCTCGGATTCGAGGGTATTGGTCATTGTCTGCCTGCCTAACGAGAGCTTGGGTCTCACGCTGCTTACTCCAGAGGGGACGCTGCAATGAGGCCAGCCAAGGTCAAGGTGCTCGGCAAGACCTACAGCATTTCCTTTGTCCCCGAGGGAGATGAGGCCCTGAAGTTGGACGGGGTTGACAACGTGGGTATGTGCGACACGGACAAGCAGACCATCCACATTCAGGACGGGCTGCACGTCGAGTCAGAGCAGGACGCCGTTTTACATGAAGTGATGCACGCGATAGAGCGGGCTATGGACCTGGATGTGGAGGACACCATCGTTTACCGGCTCGCCACGGG